ACTGGCTCGAGACGGACCGCTGCACATACGAAGACATGAACCGCATCGCCGGCAACGTCAACGAGATCTGCAGTATATCGCTTAAGGCGAATTACACGCAGGACGATGTCGTCACCCTTACGGAGTGTCAGAACATCATCATAGCGCTCGAAACGATGGCGGAGCTGGCCGGATATACATCTGACGAAACATTGACAGAGTTGGTCACGGCTGACAGCTATAATGCGGTCGAGAGCTTCACGCTGGGGCTAAAGACCTGGATAGATCTGTTGTTGAGGCAGACGTCTGCTGCTATTTACAGCGGCGACGGCTTCTACGTCGGCGAGGATAAATATTTGAGGTAAAAGATTATGGCATTACAGGACAGGATCACAGAGCACCCCGGACGCATCAAGCTGACGGCCGTCGCCGGCGAGCCCGACACCTACGACGTCACACGCGCAGAAGGCCAGGTCACGCAGGAAGGCACGGAGCTCAATGCTACGAACCTCGAGGCGGCCTTCGGGCTTGTCTATGAAGAGTACACGGGCTCGATCACATACGATGCCGGCACGATCGGCACCAGAGGCGTCGCGGTCAACATGGGATCGGCAACTAAGACGGGATATAAGCTCATCAGCCTGCTCGTAACAAATGCGACAAACGCATCAAACTACATCGTACAGCCTTACGTTTCATCGGGTACGGTGTATGCTGGCATTTATCGTGCAAGCGCTGCGGCAGTCTCCGGTGCGTCGATCACGGTCAGAGCTACATGGATGCCGTCGGCATCATAAGAGGGATAAATTATGGCTGTAACAAGAAAATACAGGATCAATTTAAAAAATTATGGCAATCCGCCGGCGATCCAGTTATCACAGTATGACACTGGTTATGCGCTGGTGTTTGAGGTCTATGACGGACCGTCACCGTCGGCCACCCTGGCGGCGTACACCGTTAAGCTGATCGGCACGCGAGCCGATAACCTCGGGTATGAGTTCACAGGCACGGTTGGCGGCACAGCAAACAACGTGCTGAGCTTTACGATCGATAACACAATCTCAGCAGTCGCCGGAAGAGGCACGGCAGAGATCCAGATCATCGACTCTCAGAACGACATCCTGTTTGCGTCGTTCAATATGTCGGTGTTTGTGGAAAAGGCAGCGAAGCCCAACAGCGTGATCGATGCAGACGTAGAAGCGGAGCAGGCCCTGGCCGAACAGATCGAGGCGATGGTCGACGAAGCTACCGGAGCTGTCACGCAGGCCAATGATGCAAAGGACGCCGCGGAGACTGCACAGGGTAAGGCAGAAGACGCCCAGGAGGCGGCTGAGACGGCCCAGGGCAAGGCTGAGGACGCGCAGGAGGCAGCAGAGTCTGCACAGGACTCCGCAGAGACCAATGCGCTCAAGGTCGAAGGCTATGCGGTCGGCAAGCAGAATGGCACGGACGTCGCCTCTGACAGTGATTATTATCAGAATAACGCCAAGTACTACAAGGAGCAGGCGGCATCGTCCGCGACATCTGCATCCGGATCGGCTACAGCGGCGGCGGCATCGGCAACAGCGGCGGCATCCAATACCGCGGCGGCCTATTCCTCATCTGCGACGTATGCGGTAGGGGATTACTGTGTCTATAACGGGCAGATGTACAGATGCACAACCGCGATCTCAACGGCAGAAGCCTGGACGAGCGGACACTGGACGGTTGTTTCTGTCGGTGGCGAACTTGGTTCGTTAAAGGAAGATTTAAACGCCATTGGGCTGTCGGTTGTTGATGGTAAATTGTGCGCAACATATACGGAAGGAGCATAAAAAATGAGTGAAGTAACAAAACCCATAGTTTTAGATGAGACATTCGCGGCAAAGATGGACGCGCAGAACCACCTGCTCGCACATCAGAACGCTATGCTCGACATCCTTGTAGCGGACAAAAGAGCGGCGGCGCTCGAAGATATGGACACAATCGCGCGCCTGTGTGCAAGCGGGGAGATTCTCGAAGTGCTTGACTACGGCGATCAGATCGCCCCGGCGTGGTCGGAAGGGAATACGAATTATAATCCTGCTTTCAATCTTTGCCACGAATCAGACGAACAGCTTGAGGATGCAGAAGTGATCCACGGCGCTCACTGGGAGTGGGATCGCACCACTCCGACCGGAGTTCCTTTCGATGCTCCCGAAGCGCTTTATGTTTTCGACGGAACAGAAGGCGCGGGAACATTCCACATCGGCATCGGCTATGTTTATGGTGATGGATGGTCGACGAGCAAGAGTATCCAGTTTACACTGACAGAAGCACCTGACGCGGGTGATCAGCTTGTTGTTGATCTCGCAACAAACAGCGCGACTGACCCGACGAACGGAAGAACATGGACGGTATACGGAAAGGGCCTGACTACCGCAAAGCAGACAGGCACAACGTCGAACGGCACAGGTGGCACGAGTCTCGGCTCAACAGACTCCACAAGCCCTCATAAAGCAAACGGGCGCGTCAATGCTCCTTCGAGGTGCGTGTATGGATACAACAGATACCTGTACTCGGCACTTAGACAGTGGCTTAATTCTCCCGCAGATGCGGGCGCATGGTGGACGCCTCAGCACGATTTTGATCGCCCTCCGGCTGTTGCTGCTACGCTTGCGGGTTTCCTGCATGGATATAGCGCCGATGCTATTCGCCACTTTAAGCCGATCAAGCGCGTCACGGTCGCTTGTGACGCTGACGGTAACGCGGAGGATGTAACCTATGATCGCGTGTCGCTGTCAAGTCTTGAGCAGATGTTTTGCGTTCCGCAGTTCAGTGGAAAAGAGGGCGAGTATTGGGAATACTATAAACGTCTTCTCGGAAGAACAACACCCGCGCCGACATCTCAGACGTACCCGCGTCTGATCAAGTACAGCCTTACAACTGGCAGCACTCTCAGCGCTCAGACCTGTTTCCGGCGTTCGGCTAACCGCGGCGGCGCCGGCAGCGAGTGGATCGTCTATTCCAGTGGCTACGTGGGCACGAACAACGCGTATTACGCCTATAGGTGCGCCCCGAGCGTGTTCATCTCCGAATAATCCCCGAGAATCTCCCCGCGCACACCTGCGCGGGGACGGGGTGTGTATTTACTTATGAGTAGTGTAAGGAAAAAGGATCAAACAGAACACCGATTTACAGTGCTAGACAAGGCACTTGATCTGTATGAACATACCTCAACCCTGATTGCAAACGAAAAGGTTTTTGACAGGACTTACAAAGGACTGATAGACAAGATAGATAACGCTTCGATGATGATTTACCATTGTTGCCGTTCTGCGAATGAGGATTTTGACGCAAGGGTGAAAGAGGATGCGGCTATGCGGTTGAAATTGCAGGAAGAAGCAATTGAAAATTGCAAATGGCTTAAATCCTATATAAGATTGTCGAAAAGAAAATTCCATTTAAGAACAAAGAAGGTTATCTATTGGAACGGACTTGTGAACTCCACGATGGAAATCATAACAGCTTGGCATAAATCAGAGATGAGGAGATTCAAAGAAGTACATGGGCTGTAGGCTGTTAAGCGCTCAGAACTGTTTCCGACGTTCGGCTAACCGCAACAACGCCAACAACGAGTGGATCGTAAATTCCAGTGGCAACGTGAACACGAACAACGCGTATAACGCCAATAGGTGCGCCCCGAGATTGTATGTTAATGCGCCCATACGGTCAGCGGTTCCGCTGACGCGACGCACAACAAATATACACGGAGCCGAAAGCCCTGCCTCATGGCTAAACAAAACCGCTACGATGCAAACATCTTGCGAGATGGGCGCTATAATACGGAGCGGACACAATCAACAATCCTATGGATATAGAAAACATCATAAGCGTAGACGCTCTTTATGATTCGATGGTGAAATGTTCACAAGGCGTCAAGTGGAAGGGAACCGTAGCTTATTACAGGCATCATTGGCCTGATGAATTAGAAAAGCTATCGGAGCAACTGCACGACGGCACATATAAAGAGCGTAAAGCAAAGTTCTTTACTATTACGGAGCCAAAACGACGTGAGATTATGAGCATCCATTTCAGAGACAGAATTTATCAGCGGAGCCTTAATGATGTTGCTATATATCCACAAACGTCAAAATCATTCATCGCAGATAATTTTGCTTGTCAGAAAGGCAAGGGAACCGACGCCGCAAGAGACAGGTTAAAAGAATTTCTGCACAGATATTACCGCAAACACGGCGCGGAAGGCTATGCACTCAAAATCGACATAAAAGGATATTATCCTAATATGAAACATGATTTTGCTGAATCCATGCTACGCGGTTATCTGGACGATGAAACATATCAATTAGCTCAAAAAGTATTAGCTCACTTACCGGGCGAAGTTGGCTATAATCCCGGAAGTCAGATTGTTCAAATTGTTGGCATTACGGCGCTCGACAAAATTGATCATTATATCAAGGAGCGTCTAAGAGTGAAATATTACATTAGATATATGGATGATTTCATCCTGATTCACAACGATAAAAATTTTTTAGAACAATGCTTAAATAAAATCGAGGAAAAGTTAAAAGAACAGGGAATGGAAATAAATGTTACAAAAACATATATCCAAAAGGTTTCCGAACCTATATCGTATCTTGGCTTTATTTACAGATTGACAAAGAGCGGGAAGGTTGTAATCTTAGCCGATCCAAAGAAAATTAAGCATGAGCGCAAGAAAATCCTCAGAATGAGAAAACTTGTTGATCAGGGGAAACTTACAAAACATGATGTAGATATGCACTTTAAGGCGTACAAAACGGGCGTCCGATACGGTAACTCGCACAACCTAATTTATAGGCTTAACAAATGGTATAAAAGCCTATGGGAAGGAGCAGAAAATGCCCAATGAGAGGATCGAAGTCACAAAATACAGATCAACAATCGGTGAACGCAAAGACATTGAAAACACTCTCGCAGGAAATGCGAAAAGAGACGCTATCGTTGAGTACATCGCCGCTTGCGATCACCCTGAAGTCTTTGAAGGAGAAGAAGCCGATGAGTAAGATTTTTTATAACATGGCAAAAAAGAATTATCCGGCTCTGTGGAATCGCGAAATGGTAGATCATTTCCACGAGATCGGGCGCCTCACTGACGAGGAGTATAGAGACGTGATCGGAGACGATGGCGGCGATGAGTGACGAGCAGATCGCGCGGCTCACGCTACCCGAATTGATCGATCTGATAAAGAGGCTGATCGAAGAGGTGGAGATTCGTGCGATGCAGAATGTGCGTTAAATGACACATTTGCGCAGCAAAACTTCCCGACATTAATGTCGGAAACACATAACGGAATAACAACACATCAACCAGGAGCGCTCGAAAGGGTGCTCCTTTTTATATAGAGGGCACGCCATTGGAACACATTTTTGAATTGATCGTAGCAGTATTTGTAGCTGTCCTTGGTTCTAACGGTCTCTGGACGTGGATGCAGTCCAGGAGTAAAGCGAAAAGCGCGAGCGACAGGATGATCCTCGGCCTCGGCCATGACGCCATTTTCCGGACCTGCGAGAAATACATCCACAGAAACGGGATAACCATGGACGAGCTGGATGATCTCGAAAAGTATCTGTTCAAACCATACTCAGAACTTGGCGGAAACGGCACGGCTGCCGCGATCGTCGACAAATGCAAACAGCTTCCTATTATATCGGTTACGGAAGCGGAGAGGAGAGACAATGCAAATGTCCAATAAAACTTACGATATTCTCAAGTACATCGCGCTGATCGTCCTACCGGCGCTCTCTACGCTATACGCTACGCTGGCCGGTATTTGGGGTCTCCCGTTCGCGGAACAGATCCCTGCCACGATCATGGCCATCGATACGGCGCTGGGTATCCTGCTCAAGCTGTCCAGTGACAGTTACTACGACGAGGTGTAATCTATGGCAAAACCTAAGCTGCATGTCTATATCCCTTCACTGCCGCAACGCTCCTACGAGTACAGGAGAGGCGACAGCATCCTGTTATATGATGATGATAAGAAAGCGATCCTGATCGACGGCGGCGAAGGCGAGCTGTTCTCAAAAATGGAGTCCTATCTAAAAAAGAACTTCATGCAGCCGGACGGCTATGCTCATGTGACGTTCGTTCTCACGCACTGGCACCAGGACCACGACTGCGGCCTCAAAGCGGCGCTGCAGTCGCACAATATCTTTGTGGACCGTATTTATTGTCCGGATCCTGCGGAGCTCAAGCTGGTACCCAGAGATGAGGGTTACAGCGAGTACAACAGAGCCGTCAAGATCATACAGATCGCGAAGGACCTCAAAAAGGAAATTATTTATCCAACACCCGGAAAGCGAGTCGGCCATTGGGTAGGTAAAATACGGATGTGGATGTTCCGATATAAGGCGAGCCCGAACGACTACGTCGACTATCAGGTCAACAACACGAGCATCTTTACATACTTTCCGGATCTCGAGTTCCTGGCCTCCGGCGACTCGATCACGTCTTTTAATGCGTACCTGAAAAAGTTTCCGTATAAACATACAGGCTTTAAAATCCCTCATCATGGGAATGCATGTAACTATATTGCATGCGACCTCATGACAGAACACGATGCGAAGATCTGTTATTATACAGACTGGGAGCCGTCGGGTACCGCGATCGGCGGGACGACGTTCTCAAAGTACGGCGCCGGCAGAACAAAGCAATATTTCAAGACGCTGCGGCCTTTCACGGATATCGAGATCGAGGCCGACGGAATGGGACATGTTATCTGGACCCAGGGGAGCAGCAAATGGACTTATCCGATCGAGTACGGCAAGAGCGAAGAACTCCCGGCGCCTGACACAGAAGCGCCGACGGTTCCGATCATTAAGGAGAATACTGGTTTCAAAGGCTACAACGTCACGAAGCCGAGATCGAAGCCGGAATACATCGTCATTCACTACACTGGAAACGACGGAGCGACGGCTGCGGATAATGTGAAGTATTTCAACAGCAAGGACCGAGGCGCGAGCGCTGACTACTTCATTGATTTTGATGGATCCATTTACGCATACAATAACTCCACGGCCACACAGTACTCCTGGCACTGCGGCGGTGATCTCGAGAGCGCGCACCATCCTCTTTTCCAGATCTGCAGGAACAAAAACTCGATCGGGATCGAGCTCTGCACACGCCAGGTTATGGGCGCGTGGACCTTTGAGCAGAAGACCATCGACGGCGCCGTCGCGCTCGTCAAGTATCTGATGGCCGAGTTCAGCATTTCTGCAGATCATGTCTGCAGACATTACGACGTAACTGGCAAGGCCTGCCCGCGTGTTTCGGGTTGGGGAGCAGTCGGCGGAGACGCCGAATGGCAGAAATTTAAAGCAGCGCTCACCGGATCCGCGCCGGCAGTCCCGCAGATCTACCGCGTGAGAAAGAGCTGGGCGGATGCAAAAAGCCAGATCGGAGCCTTCTCGAGCCTGGACAATGCGCGGACTATGCGCGACAAGCACGAGGGTTATCATATTTATGACAGCTCTGGTGTAGAAATGAAATAAAGAAAAACCGTCACTGCATGCACACGTTTTTCAAGAGGTCAGGCTTAGATCCTGGCCTCTTTTTTTTATTGGAAGAAACGCGAAAAAATGACCAGTACCAACAAAACAGCACAGGACGGCAGCATTCTGTTGGTACCGGTCAAAAGTACAAATCAATAGTCCGGTCGCTGTGAAACCGGATCTCAGTCAGTACCGACCGCCAAAAACGGCGTTTTTCGGCCTTATTCAGTGTGTAGTATATTTCCTCGAAGTCAGTCGATAAAAGCTCCCTGAGCGCCGCCAGGTCAGCCTCAGCGGGTGCCTGCGCTTCTGCTTCCAGCTCTGCGATCTGCTGCAGGTACGTCTCCCGGTCGGCCTTGTATTCTTCGATGGTGATCAGGTCGTCGACGTACAGCTCCTTGAGGCGCTTCAGCTTTCCCTGCCACTCCGCGATCCGTGCGGACCTGTCACGGACGGGCGCCGCCTGTATCTCGTACTCGAGGATCCTGTCTCCGATCGCCTGCCGGATGTTCGTCAGGAGATAATCCTCGAGGACAGATTCCAGCAGGACCTTCGCATTCCCGCACTGAGCAGGCTTGCGCTGGTAGTGCTTCGCGCAGCGGTACTGGTGGATGATCTCCAATTTGCCATTGCCGCGTTGCCGTCTCCTGGTATTGCCTCCCAGAGCCGCGCCACACTCAGCGCACCGCAGGAGCCCCGAGAAGATGTACACGTTCTTCTGGGAGATCTTTACGTTCATCCGGAGACCGCGCTGCACGCGCTCGAAGAGGTCCTCCGGGATGATCGCCTCGCAGAAGTGATCATTCCGCGGATGCCTGCCGATGTAGATGGGGTTGGACAGCATGCGCTTAAACGTGGGCTTCGACCGCGGGAGCCCGTGAAGGCCTGCACAGCGCGTCATGGTGCCATTTAAGGATCCTGTCCGGTCATACGTCCGGAAGGCCTCGAGGACGTTCTGCGCGTCCTCATTTGGCACCAGGCGCTTCCCTTCTATCGAGTATCCTGGTGGAGTGGATCCGCTGATCACCTCTCCCTGGCTGATCTTGTAGGCCTGCACCTGCCGGATCCTCTGCCCGGTGTTCTCCGCCTCGAACTGCGCGATCGACATCATCTGATTGACGATCAGGCGCCCTGCGGGGGTCGTCGTGTCGTAGATGGGCTCCCAGATCGCGGTCCAGCCGACGCCGTGACGGTCGAGGATCTCCTGCGTCGCGGTGTAGTGCCGGACCGATCGGAACCACCTGTCGAGCTTCACGAAGAGGATCAGGTCGATGCGGCCCTGCTCCACGTCCTCCAGGAGGCGCTGGAGCTCGTCGCGGTCGGCCTTGGTGCCGCTGATCCCGTCGTCGAGATACTCGCCCACAAAGGCCAGATCGGGCCGCTCGTCTATGTATGTGCGCAGGGCCTCGCGCTGGGCCGGGATGCTGTCGCCCTCGCGGGCCTGCCGGTCACTGCTCACGCGGAGATAAATGGCGGTGCGAGTCATTTCTGCTCCAATCTTTTTAGAACATCAAGAGCAAGTCGGACATTGTCTGCATTTGAGTGCATGGCGAGCTGTATAAGTTCTGCCTGTTCTTTCGAGACATCTTCTTGCGTTCTTTTCTTATGGACTTCCATCAGCGCGCTCCGGGGCACATTAAAATAATCGCACAGCATGTCTATGTTCGCCATTTTGGGAGTCCGTGCTCCGTTCATCCAGCTGGACAATGTGGACTTGTTTATTTTTAAATCACGCGCAACATCTGCTTGCGTCTTTTCTTTCTTGTACATTATATCTCTCAGGTTTTTAGCGATTATCTTCGCGTATTCCTTTTCATTAATCATTTTCATCCCCTCCCTAGAATGTATTATAGAATAATATGTAAATTTTATCTACAAATAGCATTGACAGTTTACAACGTGCGAACTATAATGGCCTTGTCACTGATTCACCGGAAACAGAAAGGAGGTAAAAGTGCAGCAGTTCACGGTAACAGGTGCGAGAGCAAATGCCGGATATACACAGGCAGGAATAGCTGATAAACTCGGCGTTTCTCGTGCTACAGTAAACGCATGGGAGAATGATAGATCAGAGATGAAACCTCTCCATGTGATCGCTTTTTGCCATGTCTGCGGGATCTCTGAGGACGATCTTATTTTGCCCAAAAAGTCCACAGACAGCGAACAGGAGGACACATGACAACCATCACCACACACGGCTCGCTGGACCCCGAGAAGCTGCTCAGGGCTCTGTCGGAGATCCTCTCGGACAAATATCGGACTGCAATCAATGTATCCATGTCGGAGAGTGCTTTGAGCAGCGGGGACGGTGCCGAGAGTACAAGACACTAAAGGAAATAGCAGATGAGATCAACCGCATCAATCAAATGTTTAAAACTTCCGGGCGTGCCTCGACCTGCGACCAGGCCGATCAGCGCAAAGATCCCGGGCGAGCATGAGCTCGCGATCCCGACACACGCGGAGATCCACAACTGCTCAGACGCGGAAGCCTACAAGGCCAGCGCGGCAAGAGCCAGGGCCCGCAGGATGGGAAACGCCGAACGCCGCCACGATGTGATCAAGAGCATGGCAATGGAGGGATGCTCGGACGAAGAGATCGCCGAGGCGACAGGCTACAAGCCCGACAGCGTTCGGAGGCTGGTGTCGAAGATGCGCAGGGAAGGCGAGGACATTCCGGAGAGGAAGAAGGGAAGGAAGCGATGCAGAAAGTAGAGTATTTATTTTTGGCTGCGTGGATGCTCTGCGGGTGCAGCGTCGACACGATGCTCGACGACTGGCGGTCCTGCATCATCGCCGTGGTCGCGCTGATCGTGGCGATCGCATGCGCGGCAGTAATCAGCACAAAAGAATAAGCCCCATAGGATGCGGCAACATCCACAGGGGCTCAGGAAAAATAACCTAAGGAGATTATAGCATGAAAATCAATCGATTAGAAATCGAAAACGTTAAGCGGATTCATGCCGTCATGATCGAGCCTACAAAGGACGGACTTACAATCATCGGCGGTAAGAACCGGCAGGGCAAGTCTTCGGTGCTCGACGCGATCGCGTGGACCCTTGGCGGTAACAAGTATAAGCCTTCTCAGGCAGTGAACGCTGATAGCGCGATCCCGCCGAGGCTCAAGATTATCATGGACAATGGCCTGGTAGTCGAGCGCAAGGGAAAGAACAGCGACCTCAAGGTCACGGATCCGGATGGACAGAAGGCAGGGCAGCAGCTCCTGGACAGCTTTGTCGAAGAGTTGGCGATCAACATGCCAAAGTTCATGGAAGCATCCGGCAAGGAAAAGGCCAACACACTTTTACAGATCATCGGTGTAGGCCATCAGCTGGCAGAGCTCGAGATGGAAGAAAAGAACCTGTACAACGAGCGTACCTATGTCGGCCGGACCGCTGATCAGAAAGAAAAGTACGCCAAAGAGCAGCCGTATTATCCCGATGCTCCTGAAGAGCCCGTCAGCGCTTCGGAACTGATTCAGCAGCAGCAGGCGATCCTCGCCAGGAACGGACAGAGACAGCAGTGGGCCCGCGAATATGACAGGATCCTTTCAGATCTCGAAAAGAATGAAAATGCAATCGAGGCGTATGAGCGCGCTCTCAGAGATCTAAAAAAAGAACGTGAAGCCCTCGATGAAAAGCGCAAGGCAGCGGAAAAGACTCCGGCAGAGATGGAGATGGAGTCGACAGAAGAGCTCGAGCGCTCGATTGAATCGATCGAGACCATTAACAGGAAGGTACGTGCCAATCTCGACAAGGCAAAAGCGGAAGAGGATGCCAAGCACTACAGGGATCAGTACATGCTGCTTACTAATCGGATCGAAGACGTCAGGAAGCAGAAGGCAGCGCTTCTCGACAATGCGGACCTGCCGCTCCCTGGTCTTTCGGTAAAGGATGGAGAGCTGATCTACAACGGGCAGGCATGGGACAACATGTCGAGCGCTGAGAAGATGATCGTGAGCACTTCAATCGTGAGGAAGCTCAATCCGAAGTGTGGTTTCGTGCTCCTGGACAAGCTCGAGGCAATGGACCTTGACACGCTGAAAGAGTTCGGCGCATGGCTCGAGCAGGAAGGGCTGCAGGCGATCGCGACGCGCGTAAGCACCGGAGACGAGTGCAGCATCGTTATAACTGACGGCTATGTCGATGGACAGAATGGAGTATTCGCAAAGGAAGAACCGGCACAGAAGGTGACAGGCTGGACGCCAGGCTCTGGGTTTTAAGGAGGTATAAATGAACATTATTACAGGGAAGCTCCCCGTCGCGAAACGGATCGTGATCTACGGAGCTGAGGGAATCGGTAAGAGCACACTGGCGAGCCAGTGCCCCGATCCGCTCTTTATCGACACAGAAGGCAGCACGACACATATGGACGTGAAGCGCTTCGAGGCGCCGACATCATGGCAGATGCTCCTCGATCAGGTACAGTACGTCATCAACAATCCTACCATCTGCAGGACGCTCGTCCTCGACACGGCGGACTGGGCGGAACGCATGGAAATCGAAGATCTGTGTAAGAAAAAAGGATGGGACGGCCTTGAGGCTCCTAATTACGGCAAAGGCTACCAGTACAGTGCAGAAGAGTTCGGCAAGCTCCTGAACAAGCTCAATAATGTCACAAACAAAGGTGTCAACGTGATCCTCACTGCACATGCCACTCTACGGAAGGTTGAACTGCCGGAAGAGCTCGGTGCCTATGACCACTGGGAGATGAAGACATCGAAGAAGGTCGCCCCGATGATCAAGGAATGGGCGGACGTGGTACTCTTCTGCAATTACCAGGTGAACGTCGTGAACACGGACGGCAAGGGCACCATGAAGGGCAAGAACAAGGCCCAGGGCGGACGCAGGGTGATCCACACCACGCACACACCCTTCTGGGATGCGAAGAACCGCTTCGGGATGCCGGAAGAGCTCCCGCTCGAGTACGCTTCGATCGCTCCACTGTTTGACGATGAGAAGAAGACAGAGCAGAGCTTTCAGAAGCCCACACCCGCACCTGCTCCCGCTTCAAGACCTGCCCCAAAGGCCGCCCAGAAGGATCAGGCGCCTGCGGAAAAGGTTGGCGATGAGATGCAGGGATTTGTAGCCGAAGAGGATCTCTACCTCAGGAAGAACGGAGAAGTCTTCCACATCAAGGCGGGCAACGTGATGTCCGGATCGTTGATGGATGCGGAGCAGATCACACGCGCGGAGTATGACAGGAGCCAGCCCGCTGCAGTCGTTGGCCCGGAAGACCTGAAGACGATGCCGGTTGAATACCAGGAACCGGATCCGCGCATCAATAAATCGCTCAGGGATCTCATGATCGCGTCACATATCGACGAGTGGGAGGTCCAGCACATCGCGGCAGCGAAGGGATACATGCCCGCAGACACCCGCGTCTATGAGTGGCCGCAGGACTTCGTCGAAGGCTGGGCTGTCGGTTACTGGCCTCAGCTGAAGGCGGCGATCATGGAGATGAGACAGAAACAGGAAATTGAGTACAAATAAGGAGGATTAAAAGATGGGTAACATTTTGGGAATGGACGATCAGATCGCACAGGAGAGCCAGTACATTGATGTCCCTGAGGGCGAGTATGACGGCAGGATCGATCACGTCGAGTCTTCGGTCTGCCAGTGGGCCAACGAATACAACGGGAACCCGATGCGGATCGTGTTCGTCAATATCGTGCTTCCGGACGGATCGGAAGCGCAGGTCAGTGATCAGTTCGTATTGAACAGCGATTTCGAGTGGAAGCTGTCGCAGCTGTTCCTCGGTACCGGGCAGAAGAAGAAGGGCGAGCCGCTGCCGAACCTCGGCAGGGCACTCAATGAGCTTCCCGGCCTCACCTGCCGGATCAAGGTCAAGAAGACCCAAGGCAAGGGCGACAAGGCCGACAAGACATACACGAACATCACATTCCTGGAGAAAAAACAGGCTAAAGGATGGGGCGGTGGTTTCTGATGTCGATGAAGCTCAGACCGTACCAGGAACAGGCATTTGATGGCGTGTTCCACGAGTGGGACGGCGGCAAGCACAAGACACTTGTTGTCATGCCCACCGGCACAGGCAAGACCATCGTGTTCGCGAAGATCGTCGAGGAATGCGTCCGGAGAGGGTACCGCGTGCTGATCATGGCACACCGCGGAGAGCTCCTGGACCAGGCAGCCGACAAGATCTTCAAGGCGACGGGCCTGCGGTCATCGGTCGAGAAGGCCGGGCAGACATGCCTCGGGCAGTGGTACCGCGTTGTTGTGGGCTCTGTGCAGACACTCATGAGCGAGAAGCGCCTCAAACAGTTCCCGAAGGATTACTTCGACGTGATCATCGTCGACGAGGCTCACCACTGTGTGAGCCAGTCATATCAGAACGTGCTGCAGTATTTCAGCGACTCGAAGGTGCTGGGCGTCACGGCGACGCCTGATCGGGCCGACATGAAGAACCTCGGAAGCTATTTCGAGTCACTGGCGTTCGAGTACACAATGCCGGAAGCAATCCGGAGCGGGTACCTGGTGCCGATTAAGGCGCTCACGGTACCGCTCAAGATCGACATCCGCATGGTCGGTGTCAGCGCCGGAGACTTCAAGGCCGGAGAGATCGGAACAGCTCTGGACCCGTACCTCTTCCAGATCGCCGACGAGATGACACGCTTCTGCAAGGACAGGAAGACCATCGTGTTCCTGCCGCTGATCGCGACGTCTCAGAAGTTCATGGGAATGCTCAATGAGCGGGGCTTCCGAGCCGCTGAGGTCAATGGATCCAGCGAGGACCGCGCACAGATCCTGCAGGACTTCGAGGCGGGCAAGTACAACGTGATCTGCAATTCGATGCTGCTCACTGAGGGCTATGACTGCCCGGCGGTCGACTGCATCATCGTGCTCAGGCCGACGAAATCTCGCCCGCTGTACGCGCAGATGGTCGGACGCGGGACACGGCTCTCACCGGACACCGGGAAGGAGCATCTGCTCCTGATCGACTTCTTATGGATGACAGAGAGGCACGAGCTGTGCCATCCTGCGTCCCTGATCTGCGAGGATCCGGAAGTCGCCCAGAAGATGACGAAGAACCTCGAGGACAATGCAGGCGCAGCTATAGACATCGAAGAAGCCGAAAAGCGGGCCGCTGAGGACGTGATCGCGGAGCGTGAGGAAGCGCTCGCGAACGCACTCGCAGCACAGCGCCGGAAGAAGTCGAGACTGGTCGACCCGCTGCAATATGCCATGAGCATCAACGCTGCGGAGCTGGTCAACTACAAGCCGGAGTTCGGATGGGCCTCGCAGGATCCTACGCAGGACCAGCGTGAGCGCCTCGAGAAGCTCGGTATCCGTGCGGATGAAGTGAAGAGCAGGGGAGAGGCAGATCTCTTCCTGGATAAGCTCGCAGAGCGCAAGATGGGCAACCTCGCCACGCCGAAGCAGATCAAGCAGCTCGAGATGCGAGGCTTCCAGAATGTCGGGACGTGGTCCTTCGACCAGGCTCGCGTGCTGATCGACCGGATCGCCGCGAACGGATGGCGGACGCCCAGAGACATCAACCCGAGATCGTATGAGCCGCAGGCAGTGCCTGCAGCATCAGGGTGGTGGTAATGGAGAATAAAACAGATCTTACAAAATTATTAGATTTTATCAATCCTTCGCTACTGGCCTATCAGGAATGGGCGGAAGTGGGCATGGCCCTCAAGTATGAGGGCTATCCCTGCAGCGCCTGGGATGATTGGAGCCGGAAGGACTTCGGACGATACCACGAGGGCGAATGCGCTAAGAAGTGGAGGACATTCAAACGTGACGAAGGTGTCACCGGAGGGACGATCTATCACCTGGCCGTCGCTCAGGGATGGCAGCCGACGCACGAGGCCGGGCGGGTCCTGAGCCTCGACGACTCCATCGAGTACGAGGGCGTGATCGTCGGCGATGGCTGGGCCGAGTCCAGGGAGTTCGACGAGCCCACGAGATTCGAGCCTGAGAAGGAGCTGATCCGCTACCTCGAGACGCTCTTCCAGCCCGAGGAGGTCTTCGGATATGTAACTGAGGCTTACCAGAAGGCGAACAAGGACGGGAAGATGAAGTGGGTGCCCGCCAATAAGGGCGTGTACACAAAGCGCGTAGGCGAGGTCGTGGAAGCCCTCAGAGCAGGGAAGATCGAGGAAGTGCTCGGCAGCTATGACAAGAAAGCCGGAGCCTGGATACGCTTCAACCCGCTCGACGGTAACGGTGTCAACAACGAGAACGTCACGGACTTCCGGTATGCGCTCGTAGAATCGGACAACATGGACCTCGAGGCGCAGAACGGATTGATCCGTCAGCTGAACCTGCCTGTTGCTGTCCTGCTGTACTCCGGAGGCAAGAGCGTGCACGCGATCGTGAGGATCGAGGCAGACGACAAGAAGGAATACCAGGAGCGCGTTAATTACCTGTACGACATCTGCAAGAAGAACGGCATGGTGATCGACACGCAGAACCGGAACCCGTCGAGGCTGTCACGCATGCCCGGATGCGTCCGGGGAGATAAGAAGCAATACATCATAGATACAAACATCGGCGCGAAGTCCTGGACAGAGTGGAAGGAGTGGACCGAGGCTGTAAACGACGACCTGCCGGACATCGAGGACCTGTCGAAGGAATGGAACGATCTCCCGCCACTGGCTCCTGAGCTGATCCAGGGCGTGCTCCGCGAAGGGCATAAGATGCTGATCGTGGGACCGTCTAAGGCGGGCAAGTCATTCGACCTCATCGAGCTGTGCATCGCCATCGCAGAGGGCGGGACGTGGCACGGATGGCAGTGTATGAAGGGCCGCGTGCTCTACGTCAATCTTGAGTTGGACCGCAATTCGTGCCTGCACAGATTCAAAGATGTTTACCAGGCGTCGCGGATCCAGCCGAGCAACGTGCAGAACCTCGACATCTGGAACCTCAGAGGCAGGTCCGTACCGATGGATAAGCTGGCGCCGAAGCTGATCAGGCGCGCCAAGGAGAAGCAGTACAAGGCTGTCGTGATCGACCCGATCTATAAGGTCATCACCGGCGACGAGAACAGCGCCGACCAGATGGCGAAGTTCTGTAACCAGTTCGACAAGGTATGCACGGAGCTGGGGGCCGCGGTGATCTATTGCCATCACCACTCAAAAGGCTCTCAGGGACAGAAGAAATCAATGGACAGGGCGTCGGGCTCGGGTGTCTTCGCAAGGGACCCGGACGCGCTCCTGGACATGATAGAGCTGCCACTCAATGACGACGTCCTCACCCAGGAGACGAACAAGGCCATCTGCAGGACGTGCCTGTCATACCTCGCAACGTACTGCGAGGACATCCCGTGGGAGAAGGATCTCTCACAGGACGACAGGCTCTCCGCAGGGATCGTGCAGACGTACTGCGAAAACAAGCTCGACAAGTGGAGACAGCAGCGCCTCACGCAGCAGCTGATCGAGGCCACGAAGAACGTCGAGAGCCTCTCGGCCTGGCGGATCGAGGGGACCCTCCGAGAGTTCCCCAAATTCAAGCCGGTCAACATGTGGTTCCGGTACCCGATCCACATCCCGGACGAGAGCGGATGCCTGGAAGACATCAAGCCGGAGACGGAGACGAGCTGGTATCAGACTATGATCGACGCACGGAAGCAGAAAGCAGAGAAGAAAAAAGAGGACTCGATCAATCAGATCGAGATCGCTTTTGAGAACCTGCAGGAGGACGGTGTCGCCTCTGCGATCGACATCGCGGAAGAGATCGGTGTCACTCCTGACACGATCAAAAGGTGGTTCGGCAAAGGTAAAAGGTCAAGACCGGAATACAAAAAACGGTTCATAACTTTTGAAGATTCCGATAATAAGAAACTCTATTTGAAACGAAAAGACACTACGGACGACTAGGGACGCACGTCGTGCGTCCGTATACGGTCAATAGGGACATACGTCGTGCGTCCGTATAGGGGCTGACGTCGTGCGTCCCTACTGTCCCTATACGGCGGGACGATGTGTATACACTAAAGTGTACGTCCGTACCCGTACCCGTCCGGGGGCAGACAGAGGGTGGGTGCAAAGCACACCCACCGTCCGCCCCTCAGACAGGACAAAACGCGCGAGGAAGGTACCAAGATGATGATTGAATTTTTTATGGCGATGGAGCCGCCCACCGTGACGGCCCAGGAACACAAAGTCATGGTCAAGGATGGGAAGCCCATCTTCTACGATCCACCGGAGCTCAAGGCAGCACGGCAGAAGCTCACCGACAGCCTGGCGAAGCACAGACCGGGCCAGCCGCTCTCCGGAGCGCTCGAGCTGACAGCGACGTGGTGCTTCCCGACAGATGACCAAAAGCAGTTCGGGACGTTCAAGCTGACACGGCCCGACACCGACAACCTCAACAAGCTCCTGAAGGACTGCATGACGAAGGTCGGCTTCTGGAAGGACGACGCGCAGGTCTGCCGGGAGATCATAGAGAAGTTCTGGACCAACAGGAAGCTCGCGGGGATCTTCGTGAGGATCAAGCAGTTATGATGCAGTATTTCAGATTCTTCCAGGACCTTTGGAGATTCTTCAAGGCTCACGGTGATCCGGTCTCCGCGGACGAGTGGTGGGCACGGCTGGCCGATCAGGCTGCGCAGCTCGCCGATCGTTACGGGAACACGCCCTTCGTGATCCGGATGACCTCCACGGTCGTGTGGGAGATCGACAGGATATACCAGAGGAGACAAGATGGCACAGCCAAAAATAGAAAGCCTCGCGGCTTACAAGGCCTATAAGCGAGAAAAGCATGAGGAGATGCTCCAGAAGCAGATGGTGCCATATTCCATTAAGCGGAGGATGAGCGAGACAAGAATAAGGGACTTCTACAACGAAGCGACGAGACGAGGTTATAACTGCCACGTTTCTGTAGGAGGCCTCGATTCCATAGTGCTGTGTTATCTGATCCGTGAGATGGGATACAGCGATGAGCAGATCAAGTTTGTCTCGGCATCTACGCTTGAGGATAAAAGCATTCAGAAAGTACATAAGGAATTGGGATGCATCTGCGTGAAACCACTCATGCCGAAAGTAAAGGTTATACAAGAGTTCGGTTTCCCGGTCCTCTCTAAGAAGATTGCGAACAAGATAGACACCCTGCAGCATCCCACAGAGAAAAACAAGACTGTGAGACACGCAATCATCACAGGAGAGTGTGGGGAGCAGGGAGGATACGCTACCAACAGTAAGATGCAACTCCCGAAAACCTACCTGCGACTGTTCGGAGGCTTTGACGAAGAAGGCAAGGCGTTAGGCTATCAGGCCCCGACAAACTTCAAAGTCTCAGATAAGTGCTGTGAGTTTCTTAAAGAGGCTCCGTGTGATATATGGGCGAAAGAACATCATTCCGTACCATACCTCGGGATTATGGCATCGGAGGGAGGCAGGCGAGCAGACGCACTCGAGGAGCACGGATGCAACTATTTCGGAAAGACGGTTATCCGGTCCGCTCCTTTCGCCTTCTACTATCACTCCGACATCGTGCACTTGGCTGTCGATCTGGGAGTGCACATCCCTGAAATCTACGGAGAGGTGAAGATAAGCGAGGAGCCGAACGAGTTCGGAGACTACGAATACATCACAACAGGCGAACAGAGGACCGGGTGCTCTATGTGCGGTTTCGGTATTCAGATGGAGACAAGGCCTCATCGGTTTGACAGGCTCTACGAGCGAAACCCGAAAGAGTGGGACTTTTGGATGAATCGATGCTGCACAGATGCCAATGGAGAGCGGTTCGGATGGGGACGGGTACTCGACTACATCGGAATCGGATGGAAAGATCCCGAGCACTGGTATCTGTGGGAAGGACAATTAGATGGACAAATGTCAATTTTTGATATGGAGGTAGGCGATGAGGAAGTCGGCTTTGCAGAAAGCAACAGACCGTATACAGACTGACGGGATCCGACACTGCTTCGTCCTCTACGGCTCTGCAGCGATGGTCCTCTGGAAGCACTACGGAAAGAAGACGCAGGCCATTACCAACCTGTTCGACCTGTCGCATGAGGTGTGGAATGACTGCGCAAAGGATCACGACCACTCGATGATCCAGATGTGCGAGACCGAGACCGGCATCGAGATCCAGAACGAGAACGGCGTCTCCTGGCGCGATGTGGTCTACCTTAACGGACAGGACCCGGGACCGATGACCGAGGCCCAGTGGCTGTACATGCGACAGCAGCAGCTCAAGTGGATCAGGCCGCAGATCATGGCCTGCCTCATGGTGGCGCTGCATCGCAAATACAGCTTCGGCTTCGACAGGTGCGCGAAGATCTACCAGTTGATCGAGGAGACCTCCGCACAGTACAGGCACGACCCGAAGAGGATCCGGAAGGCGTGCCAAGAGCTAACAGGCATAGACGTCGCCGATGTGGTGACGAAGAAGGGAGAGCAGGATGAAGGAAACGTGTAAGAACTGCGCGAAGTGCAAGCCCACCTACAAAGGCGGGATCTGTGAGAAGACCGGCAAGAAGACGAAGCTGTCCGGGACGTGTGAGGATTGGAGGGAGAAGAGATGAGCGGACAGTGCATGGCATTTCCGGAGACGGTCGAAGAGTTTATGGAGCAGTATAAAATAGTCGACCGCGATGAGGTGTATTCCAACGGCAGCGAGCTCGTCCCGATCTTCAGGATGAAACAATGGTTTGAACAACACCCAGCGCCGATCCGCTGCGAGGAGTGTGCGAATTGGATCGAGCACTACTTCTGCAAGACCGTACACCACCCGACAAAGGCAGATGACACCTGCGAGACCGCGTTCGGAGCGAGAAGGAGGGACAGATGAAAGACGAAGACAAGCTTGCCTTAATAATCATAGTCGCCAGCGTCGTGGTCAGTGCTGTGATCGGTTATAAGATCGCGACGTCAGATCTCGACCCGTGGCTCAAGTTTTGGCTATTGCATTAAGGAGGGACCGGTGAACAAGTACGCAGTCGGCAATAATATCGACAGGCTCCTGCGGGACCGGAAGCCGCGGATCAGACAGAAGGAGCTCGCAGCGCAGATTGGCGTCACCGAGCAGACCATGTCGAACTGGATCACCGGCGTCAGGCCTGTGACGGCTTACGGCCTGTTAAGGATCAGCAGGTTCCTGGGAGTAACAATGGAGCAGTTAATGGAGGGAATAGATGATGGTAAGTAGGATCATTAAGATCGCGGCCTGCGTAGTGTTCGCGGCCTATGTTGTGATGATGTGGCTGAGCGTCGCGCTCAGTATGGACGACCTGTATTGTGCTGATGAATTGGAGGACTGGACATGATCGCGACAGTAGCATTTGCAGGAGTAAACCCGAGCCCGAGCACTCTTGTGTTCTATGGTGAGGATCTTAAGGTCGTAAGGAACCTGTTGACGAGCGAGTGGTATGTTTACGATGGCGATGTCTGTGTATTCGTCGCCAGATCTTCGGAGATCAAATACATCCTTGTTACACACAATGATCCCAGATTGGAGGCGGAACATGCTGACATGGATTAAGCAGCTTTTGTGCAAGCATGACTACCAGAAAGCAGGTTATAAGCATCACATAAAGCACAGAGGCTTTATCGAACTCAAGACGCTCTACAGGTGCACGAAGTGCGGGAAGGAGGTGCTGCGATGAGAATCATAATAAACTTATTTCTCCCGATGGTGTTGGGATTCCTCGCCTCGCACTCATTCGGAAGAGACGACATCACAGGGACGCTCGTGTCTGTTTTCGGTATCATCTTGATTTTTGTTTATATATTTGGAGGTGGATCATGATGAACTGGATCGTGACGACCGGATTCGTGGGCGTCGAATTAAATTATTTTGTCGAGGATAAAGTGATCGGCGAAAGAAAAGGCACCTTTGATTGTGAACAATGGGCCCAGGAGTACGCGGACTCGCTCAACGTCCTCGACGCGAAAAAGGTGATCCGCGAGGATCCTGGCGGTGACGTGGCGCTGAGGCTCAGGGCGCTCGAGGTAGCAAGGAAGAGGCTCGGCGAAAACTTTACGACCGGAGAACTCTACAAGTGGGCCGAGACATAAAGGAGACGGAATGACGGCAAAAGAATTTCTAATGCAGTACCGCGCAGTGCATCGGGAGATCGAGGACCTGGACAGAAGAATGTCACAGCTCCGGCTCAAGTATGCAGCGCCGTCGGTGATCGAGTACAGCGACATGCCGAAGGCTCACAACACTGAGCATGATCTCTCGGACTACATCGTCAAGATGGACGAGATGACCAACTACATGATCAGCAAATATACTCGGCTGCGCGGTATTGAGGAAAACATTTACATGAGGGTCGACAGGATGAGCGATCAGACGGAGCGTGAGCTCCTGCGGTGGAGATACATCGACGGGCTGACCTGGACACAGATCGCGGAGAAGCTCGGCACGGTGGAGCGCAACGTCTACTTCATTCACGGCAGGGCGCTCAAGCACTTCCCGATGGATTAAACTTTTCATTGTTTTTCATGTTTTGTTTTTGATATTGTTAACATGCAAAGATAAACATAAGAGAGTTTCATCTTGTACTTCCTTTCTTTAAGCTTAGGGCGTCGCATTCCCACAGGTGCGGCGCTCTTTTTGCGCACGTCGATAGCGCGTTACAAACCATGACGCCGCGGGCTCGTAAGTGGGCCCGCTTTTGATTATGCCTACGATTAGAACTGACAGACAAAAAGGGAACCGTGCAGCTTTTGAGGCCGCCCGCCTTAAGATCCTCAAGACCCAGACACACTGCGGTATATGCGGCAAGCCGGTGGACTTCTCGTATAAGTATCCGCATCCGCTGTCGCCGACAGTCGATCACATTGTCCCGGTCGCAAAAGGAGGCCACCCATCCGACATCAGTAACCTGCAGTTAGCTCACCGCTATTGCAACCGCGCCAAGTCGGACAAGCTCTATGCTCCGCTGAAAGCGGAAGAAAGTGATAAATTGATCCCTAACGATGCGTTAGAGCAGCATGCGGACTGGGCCGCGTATCGGTCGAAATAGCGGGGGAGAGACCCCCAAACACCGCCAGCGGCA